TAGAAGGTAATCCTTCCACTACAGTCAGCGGTGATTTCATAGAGTCTGTAACCGCTTCGGGTTGGCTGTGGGTAACAGAAGCTTGTACGTTTTCAGGCTGTAAAGGTGCTTGGACCAACAATAATTACAATTCCTGAGCCACCTGCCGCGCCGTTAATATTGTATGCCGCGCCACCGCCGCCGCCACCACCTGTGTTTACTGTTCCTGCTACAGCCGCTGGAGTTTGTACGTTCCCAGAAGCCGTACTATATCCACCTGCTCCGCCACCGCCTGAGCCACCTGCGCCGTGAATATCGGTCGCTCCATTTGCCGCACCACCGCCACCACCTGCGCGAGTAGTTGAAGTTCCATTTATCGATGAAGCCGAACCTGCTCCACCTGCGCCTGCCGAAGTATCTTGAACGGTATTAGAACCAGCCGCACCTGCGCCACCACCGCCAGCGCCAGTATAAATTGAGGTCGTGCCTGTAGCTGTGCCGCCTGCGTTGCCTTCTCCAGACGGTGAAGCCGCACCTCCTGAAACTGTTGGAGCGCCACCGCCTGCGTGGCTTCCTGCGCCACCGCCTGAGCCACCTGCCACACCTGCTAAACCGTTGTAGCCTGCTCCACCGCCGCCGCCAGTTGAAGTTATAGACGAGAAAACACTATTTGAACCAGAGCCGCCGATATTAGATGAATAAACTCCACCTGCTCCGCCTGCTCCGATTGTTACCGTTATAGGCGTTCCCGAGCTAACTGCGAGAGACGAAGTTCGATAACCACCTGCTCCGCCGCCGCCCGCGTGTTGAGTTCCACCACCTGCGCCGCCAGCGATAACTAAATAATCAACCGAAGTCGGTGAAACTGCGACCAGTTTACTTGAAGCAATAATTCCTAAAATTGGCATTAGGCAAGATCACCTATAACTGTAAACACATTGGAAGCGGTGCAGATAATTGTTGCGGCTGAATAACGAGCGCGTAAAATTGGCGCTGTTGGCGCTGCACCTGTTGAAGTAATAGTTACACCAGCACCAGCGGCGAAACTTGTTAAGCCCACTCCGATTGATTGAACATTTATTTGTTCACCTGCCGCAAAGATTGATGGCGGTATTGTAATTATTACCGCTGAAGCGTTTGAACTTGTAACAAGTTTTCCCGAATCGGCAGCGACTAAAGTGTAGGCAATAGTTTGCGCATTAAAAGCTAAATTAATTTTAGGAGCTGTAAGAGTCTTTGTAGTTAGCGTCTGGGCGGTAGTTAAATCAGCAGTTACGGCTGTGTCGATTGATACCGTTACAGTTCCCGAAGTTCCACCGCCTGAAATACCAGTTCCAGCGGTAACGCCTGTAATGTCGCCTTGATCATTATTGATCCAGGTAAAAGCCATATTAGTTCCGCTAGTCTTTGAAAGTACCTGTCCAGTTGTTCCGCCTAGTAAAAACTGCATAGACGTATCAACGCCCTGACCGAATACCGCAAAATCCGCTGGGAGATCAGTTACCAAGTCGGTAGCCGTCGGCATAACCCAGCCGAAGTAAGTAGTTGGATTAGCCATTATTTCTCCTTAATTGACGACTAAGGCGTGCGCCCAGTCGAGTGTACCCGATAGCGTGTTCCAGAGTTCTGAGACACTCACTTCCGCCCAGTCCATCGCTTGAAGGCTAAACGCTATCGGCGATAAAAAAAGAGTTAGCGAAACTTGGTTATAGCTTGTCGAGAATTGCCAGCCTTCGATAAAGCCCTGAAAGCTTCCCGAATTCATATTTAACGGTAAGTCTGAAAGATTGACAGGCTGACCCATAAACACATTTAGAAGCGAATCACGGTCAGCGTTGCCTATTTCTGGATTGGTTAGAGCGTAAGTAATTGATTCGAAATTAGCCTGGGGATTGGCGCGAAGTGTTAAATAAAAATTAGCTTGGCTGGTTGCGTCGGCGACGTGTTTTATTGTCGTGTTAATTACCTGACCCAATTCGCCGTATAGGGTAATTGAATCGGTATCGGAGACGCTAACCGTACTGGCGGAATTTGTGCCGTAATTTATTGAGACTGAATTTCGAACGTCGCCGCCTTTAGTTCTAATCTTTAGTCCACGGCTTAACGCGTCATTAGCTGAAAGTTCTGTATAGCCATAAGTTGCTAAGTAAACAGATCGGTGAGTACTAGAGGCATACCCGATTTGCCCCTGCGCCGTCTCGTAGAGATACCCAAGTCCAGAAGTGGCAAGCGCGGAGACCAGAGAATACATATCAATTCGACTAGAAGTTCTCGCCGCTAGTTCGTAATTGCCTGGAGTATCTATCTCGCCCAGCCCTGTATTTTCTGCATTCGCCCAAGTCTCTGTGTTTGGCGTGTAAGTCGCCCACGTTAATGCTGGCGGAACTTCGCCCCAGTTATTTAATAATAAATCTTGCAGAATTGCGAGTATTTGATCTCCGTCAAAATCTTGACTTAATACGCCAGAAGTTAACGCTTTAGGTAATCGCGATAAAGCTCCTAGAGCTGTTACTGAAACGGTCTGCGTGTATGCACTTGATCCAGACGAAGTTACTTCGATTCCGAATTCACTTACCGAACCGCCAAAAATTGGAATATAAGTAGCAGTTGAATCTTGAATCTCCACCGAAAGAGAATTGTTAATATCTATTAAAACCGCGCTCTGATCAGTATTGATTATGCGAAGCGAGCAGTAGCCAGCGACGGCTTGCGTGTAGATATTATTTCGACCGCTTTCAATAGTCATAGACGCAAGAGTTACATCGGTGTACTCCACCGAGTTAATCTTTAAGCGCCAGACTGGAGTAAATAAAGTCACGTTACGGCGACCTGAAATCTGCCAGAACCGCCAGTACCGCGCGCAAAAGATTCATTCATTACAGTAGCCATCGCTCTGGCTGTTTGCTCTGGGTCTGTGATTAAACCGTTAACGTTATTATTTATAATAATTGTATCGCCGCGCTCGCCAGCTCTAAAAGCGGCGGCTCCAGCGGCAATAGAAGCGACGCTTTGAACATTATCTTCGCGTTCGCCAGCGCGGAACGCGGCTACACCTGCCGCGATTTCGATTTGACTTTGAATTGGTCTAGAAGCGGCGGCGGTAGAAGTTTGTAATCCACCGACTACGGGCGCGGTTATTCTCCCAGTCGACGGGATAACTGGAGTGCCAGCGGTAAACCCACTAGGTAAAGATGGAGCATTAACGGTATTGCTCGACGTATTAGGATTCGGAACGGTAGTGGACGTTCCTGGCATTCCGTTATCTTTAAGTAATACATTAGCGGCGGCTAATACTCCAGCGGCTAGAGCTACTGCACCGACACCGAGTAAAGGATTTAAAGCAAAAGCCTGAGCGATACCAGCCACTAAAGCCGAAGCCTTTAACGCATTGTAAACAGTTATAAGACCTTTAATTAAAGTGATAGTAGCGGCGACACCTGCCGCGATCTTAGTCGTAACGAATATAACTGCGATTACGGCAGTCGCCGCGATGATTTCATCTTTAAGATTTATCACAGTTTTAATAACGCTTTTAACTTGTAAACCGAAAGCGTAAGCCGATTTCTCAGCGGCAGTCATTGAATCGGTTAATTGTTTATCGCCTGTTAATGCTCCGATGAAGGAATCTAATCTAGGAACTAAGTCGGTCAATATGAAAGCCGATAAATCTTTGACTACGGGAAGTAAAGCCGTACCGATTCTTTCCTGCGCTTCATCTACCGCTATCTTAATTCTAGCAAAAGATTTCTCAGTACTGTCGGCTTCATTAGCGGCGAATCCGCCGAACGTACCTGTAAGAGCCAGAAATACTTTATCAAAGTCTTTTGATTTAAGAATAGACGCGTCTAAACCTAGACCCAGTTTACCAAGTGCATTAACGTTTCCGTCGTATGCTTTACCTAAAGCGTTAGCAATAGTCTCCAACGGTGCACCAGTAGCCGCCGAAATATCTAAAGCTAGATTTAATAACTTTTGAGATTCTAAAACGTCATTAGTGGATCGTGTAAGTCTGGCGAATGCTGGTCGTAACTGATCGTCGGTAACTCCGATAGCTAGTTGAGTTTTATCGATATATTCTGCAACGCCTTTAATCTGTTCGGCGGTCGCTTTAGTGGTTGCCGCGATTGTTAGCTCTAATTTTCTTTGGCTTGCTTCATCATCTACCGCGTTTTTTATTGATTGAGCGGCGAACGCGGCGGCGGCGGCTCCAGCGGCGGCAAAAGCGACGGCGGCTTTCTTTCCGAAGTCTCCTATTTTATCGCCAACAGAACTTACGCTTTTCTCGCCTTTATCTAGATTCTTTGTAAAATCGTCAATATCTGCGAGAAGCTTTAACGTTAACGCGCGTGATCCAGTAGCCATTACCATTCCTTCAATACGCGACCGAATGCTTCAGTCCAGCGCGATACGACTTCGGGCTGAATCTCGCGAAGTGTTGGATAGATAAACCAGCCGCGAGAGCCGCGTCCTTCTTTACCTGACCAGACTGGGAACTGTTTATATTTATTAGAACCGAATTCAAAGCCGCCCCAAAGCTGTTTAGTATCTCCACCGCCTGAGAATTTCTGACCAATATAACCAAAAGTTATTTCGCCTATCTTGCTTGACTTCTTAACTTTTGAACCTTCCGCAATTCGAGAAGCGGCAACGCGCGAAGTGTTAAGAGAATGCGATTTATCAATTATTCGCGATCTAGCGAATTCCGAAATCTGCCCAGTTTGATTCTTTGATTCTATCTGAGCTTGTTCGTCCATCGCTTTGAACGCTTTGAACACGGCTTTTAATTCGGTCTTATCTAGTGCGAACGCTTCATCTGCCATCGTTGCGCCTTTCTAGTATCTCGACCGCCGTTAATAAATCTTCCGCGCTCTGCCATTCACTCATTGGAATTCCCGTAGCGATTGCGACCTCTACGAGAAGTCTCCCTATGCTTCCTGGCTTATGTCTTTTGGGTCAGCTTCTCCGACGCTTATGTCGGCAATAGTTTCACACCAGGCTTCGTAAGGTTTGACGGGTTTACCGCCAGCCTCGCGCTTCATAGCGTGCCAACCTAAGAACATTAGATCGGCTATGCCGATTTTGTCCTGAGCCTGTCCTATTGTAAATCCAGTTTTAATTTCCCAACGCGCCCATTCAGGTGGAGCGGCGACATAAGTGTCCGTCGCCCCAGCCTGAGTAGTAACCGTGATATTTAGTTTCATTTTTGCTCCCGTTTCTGTTTAGTTTATGAAATTGTTAAGACTGGAGTAGTGGAACACAACATC